CAATATTGGGATATTATGGTAAAAAACCAACCTGAAGATGTTATTAAAATGTTAACAGATTTAACAGTAGGTAGATTATCATTTCAAGAATTTCAATCTTCTACTGAAGATGATATTTATGATTCATTTAGAGATGATGATATGGATTTAGATGAAGGTACATTAAAAGAAATGGCTTCTTTCTATAAATTAACAGATAATTCACCAGAAGCTAAAGCCGCTATTGTTGCTGCTAAAGAAAAATTCAAACCTGGTACTACATTATATAATACTTTAGATACTTTAGAAAAAACAGGTGAAATTGATTATAAAGAGTTAGCTAAATCAACTGGTAAAGATATGGCTACTTTCAACAATCCAAAATTAAGAAACGTATTAGAAAAAGACTTAGCAGCTTTTATTCAAGCTGGTTCATCACCTGCAGCTGTTAGAACAGGTAGACCAGCTGATCCAAATAAAGTAGCTGCTGCCCCAAAAGAAAAATCTCCAAAATTAAAAATAACTAATCCAACTCCAAAATCAACTAAATTAGCTGACTTAGCACCAAGTGATGTATTTAGTTCAGCAGGACCAGATGAAGAAGAAATGGAAATGGAAAAACAAGCTCAAAAAGCTGCTAAAGGTAACAAAAGATTAGGTACTACAGTTGAAAAATTAGCTCAAGTAACTAAAGAAATGAAGGCTTTAGCTAAAGAATACCAAGCAGCTAAAGGTACATCAGCAGAAGCAGGTATTGTAGCTCAACTAAAAGATTTAACTGCTGAGAAAAAAGCATTAGAGAAAAAAACATCTTCTAGACAAATGAGTGCTGCTGATTTAATGGGTGGAGAAGACCTATAATAAACAAAAATAAGTTATGTCTGAAAATACTCAACTCCCTTTAAAGGAGATTATCAAACAAGAGTGGCTTAGATGTGCTCAAGATCCAGTTTACTGGATGAAGAAATATTACTGGATCCAACACCCCCAAAAGGGTAGGATCCAGTTCAATCTTTATCCGTTCCAAGAAAAAGTATTAATACAGCTTCAAAAGAACGAATATACGATTATTAATAAATCTAGACAGTTAGGTATCTCAACTCTAGCATCAGCCTATTCTTTATGGTTGATGTTATTCCAGAAAGATAAAAATATTCTATGTATCGCTACTAAGCAAGAAACAGCGAAAAACATGGTTACCAAGGTTAGGTTCGCATATGACTCGCTTCCCAAATGGATGCAGATTAAAACGGCGGAACATAACAAATTATCACTACGTTTAGCTAACGGATCACAAATTAAAGCAGTAGGAGCAACAGCAGATGCGGGTCGATCAGAAGCCGTTTCATTCCTTATTATTGATGAGGCCGCTTTCATTGAGGGTATTGATGAGATTTTCGCATCAGCACAACAAACCTTAGCTACTGGGGGTCAATGTTTGGCATTATCTACACCTTATGGTACAGGTAACTGGTTCCATAAATCCTATACTAAAGCTCAAGCTAGAGAAAATAAATTTGTTCCATTATCTTTACCATGGACTGTTCATCCTGAACGAGACCAAACATGGAGAGATGCTCAAGATCAAATTCTAGGAGTAAGAAATGCTGCTCAAGAATGTGATTGTGATTTTAGCACATCAGGAGACACTGTTATAGAACCTGATATGCTTAATTTTTATGAATCTACTTTTATTTCAGATCCTATGGAAAGAAGAGGAGTAGATGGGTCTTTATGGGTATGGGAAGCACCAGATTACACTAAATCTTATATGGTAATAGCTGACGTCGCTAGAGGTGATGGAACTGACTATTCTACTTTTCATATTATGGATGTAGAAGCAGCTAAACAGGTAGCTGAATATAAAGCTCAAATTGCTACTAAAGATTTTGCTAATATTTTATTTTCAATTGCTACTGAATATAATGATGCTTTACTAGTAGTGGAAAACGCTAATATTGGTTGGAGTGTTATTGAACAATTAATTGAAAGAGGGTATAGAAATTTATATTACTCTTCTAAAGCAGATACTACATTTGGGGCTACTGAATCTCAAATGGCTAGAATGGAAAATGGTCAAGGTATGGTACCTGGGTTTACAACTTCTATGAAAACCAGACCATTATGTGTTTCAAAATTAGTATCTTATATACATGAAAAATCAGTTATAATTCAATCTAAAAGGTTAATGGATGAATTGAGAGTATTTGTTTGGAAAAACGGTAAAGCTCAATCACAATCAGGTTATAATGACGATTTAGTAATGGCTTTCGCTATCGGATTATTTTTAAGAGATACAGCGTTAAGAAACAGACAACAAGGAATCGAACTTACAAGAGCTACTTTAGGAAGTTTTGGAGTTAGCAATCACACAGCACCAGGAGTATTTTCAGGAAATTCATTCGCTCAAAATCCTTATCAAATAGATGATGGACGTGGGGGAACCGAAGATATATCATGGTTGCTTAGATAATTTAATATTTATATAAAATACAATTTACATTATGGTAGATACCTCATTATTTGGTAGATTAAAAAGAATTTTTTCTACTGACGTTTTAATTAGAAATGTTGGTGGTAATCAATTAAAAGTAATGGATACTGAACGTATCCAACAACTTGGTACTTTACAAACAAACTCTTTATTTGATAGATATAATAAAATATATACTACAACTGGTGGTTTAAATTTTAATCGTAATTCAGATACTTCATATCCTACTCAAAGGGTTCAATTGTATACTGACTATGAAATGATGGATCAAGATTCTATTATTGCTTCCACATTAGATATTTTAGCTGATGAAACCTGTTTAAGAAATGATATGGGAGAAGTATTACAAATACGCTCTTCTGATGAAAATATTCAAAAAATTCTTTATAATTTATTCTACGATGTATTAAATATTGAGTTCAATTTATGGTCTTGGACTCGTAATATGTGTAAGTATGGTGATTTCTATCTTAAATTAGAAATTTCAGAAAAATTTGGAGTCTATAATGTAATACCATTTTCTTCTTATTCTATTATTAGAGTAGAAGGTAGTAATCCCGCTAAACCACAAGAAGTAAAATTTAAATATGACCCAACTTTCTCTACATCACAATCACCATTAGGGTTCCAACAAATTTCTCAAATTACTACAAATAGAAGTGATGCTATTGAATTTGATAATTTTGAAATGGCTCATTTTAGATTACTATCAGATTTTAATTATTTACCTTATGGTAGATCTTATATAGAACCTGCTCGTAAAATCTTTAAACAATTAACTTTAATGGAAGACGCGATGTTAATACATCGTATTGTTAGAGCACCTGAAAAACGTACATTCTTTGTTAACGTTGGTAATATTCCACCTAATGAGGTAGAGAATTATATGCAACGTACTATTAACAAAATGAAAAAAACACCTTATGTTGATCCACAAACCGGTGAATATAATTTAAAATATAATATGCAAAACATATTAGAAGATTTTTATATTCCTGTTAGAGGTGGTGACGCAACAACTCGTATTGAAACTACTAAAGGTTTAGATTACGCAGCTATTGAGGATGTTAATTATTTAAAAGACAAATTATTCGCTGCTTTAAAAGTTCCAAAAGCTTATTTTGGATATGAAAAAGATTTAACAGGTAAAGCTACTTTAGCTGCTGAAGACATTAGATTTGCTCGTACAGTAGAAAGATTACAAAAGATATTAGTATCGGAATTAACAAAAATCGCTTTAGTTCATTTATACTCACAAGGATATGATGGAGAAGCATTAACAAATTTTGAATTATCATTAACTACTCCTTCTATTATTTACGAACAAGAAAAAGTAGCGTTATTGAAAGAAAAAACAGCACTTGCTACTGAATTAATTCAAAATAAAATTGTTCCAACTGATTGGGTATTTGATAATATCTTCCAATTTAGTGAAGATCAATATGATGAGTATAGAGAATTAATGATTGAAGATGCTAAACGTAAATTTAGAATTGATCAAATTGAAACTGAAGGAAATGATCCATCTAAAACAGGAGTAGCTTATGGTACACCACACTCATTAGCTTCACTTTACGGTCCAGGTAGATATGATGGTACAGGAAATGTTCCTAAAGGGTATGATGAGAAGAAAGATGTTTATCCTGATCAAGTACTAGGTAGACCTAAAGAAAAAGCATCAACTATTGGAACACAAGAAAACCCATTAGGTAGAGACAGATTAGGTTCTAAAGAAATGAAAGGGTTTGGTGAAGAACCAAAAGGATTTAAAACAGCGTACAAAGGTGGTTCTCCATTAGCTTTAGAAAATGCAAACACACAAATTGCTTACCATCAAATGCAAGATTCTTTAAAAAGTATGTTCCCTCAACGTAAAATAAAATTATATGAAGAGGAAAGTAATTTATTAAATGAAAATAACCTTTTAAAGGAAGACATATAAAAATAATATTTATAATTAGTAATAACTATTTACCATACTAAATGACACAAATCAAGCATAATAAGTATAAAAATACTGGTATATTATTTGAACTTCTTGTAAGAAAAATTACATCTGATACCATGTCTAATCATGATTCTAAAGCAATTAATTTAATTAAAAAATTTTTTGTTAATAGTGAATTAGCTAAAGAAAATAAAATATACCAAACTTTATCTAAAGCTCATAACCTTAGTGAAGCTAAAGCTGAAACTATTATTTCTACTATATTAGAAATTAATAAAACTTTAGATAAAAATAAATTAGCTAAAGAAAAATATAATTTAATTAAAGAAATTAAAAATAATTTCGATCTAGATGATTTTTTCAAAGCTAAATTATCTAATTATAAATTACTTTCCTCTACTTATACTTTACTAGAAGCTAATACTTCTCCTGTTAAAAATTTAGAAACTATTATTAATTCTAAATTAAATATTATAGAAAATATTACTTTACCTATAGCTTCAACTGAATTATCTCCTATGATAAGTGAGTTTCAAGATTTAGATAAGGGTACTAGAGCTTTAGTTTATAAATTAATGTTAGAAAAATTTAATGCTAAATTTGATAACTTATCAAGTGAACAAAAAAAAGTATTAAAAGAATATATTGTTAATATCACTGATACTACTAAATTAAAATCTTTTGTTGACACTAGCTTTACTTCACTTAAAGAATCTTTATTAAAAGTTTTACCTAAAATTGAAGATACTACAACAAAAATTAAAGTTAATGAAGCTATCAATTTAATCAACCCAGTCTTAGAATCTAAAAAATTAAAAGACGAACATATAGTATCATTACTTCAATATCAAGAGTTACATAATGAATTAAATAAGATTCATAATGGAAAAAAGTAAATTAAAAGAATTAGTTAAACAAACCATTTCTGAATTATTAGATGAAATGTCTACATCAGCAGGAGCTGGTGGGTATTTGACTAAATATGCTTTTAAACCTAAAAAAGTAGATGAAGCTGTAGAATATTCTACACCAAAAGCTTTTGATAAACCTTCAAAAAAAGAACAAAACATCCCTACTGGATTTGAAAAAATACCTAAATCCGGAAAAGTATATACTGACATAGGATACAAACAAGTAAAACTATCAGATAGATTAAATTCAAAAGATTTATGGGCTGGAGAAAGTCTAAATGAAGCTAGATATAGTACTTTTAAAAAAGAAGTAAAAACAAGAACACCTCAACAACAATTACATGAAGGGGTTAAAGCTATTCAACGTAGATTAGATGAAATTAATAAAATAATTGAATTTACATCTCGTATGAAAGCTGAATTAAAAGAAAGTGATGAGGGGATTATGTATTTAGAACGTACTAAAAAATCATTAAATAAAATCAACGAAAAAATCCAAGAAATTAATAATAAAATTAACAATCTAACCGAGTAAATGGCAGCTAAAGTTAAATCTACTTCAACCAGTACTAAACTAGAAAACCCTAAAAGAAAAAGACCAGGTGTTCATTCTAAAAGTAAAACATCAAAACTTAAAAGTTCTAAAAATTATAAAAAATTATATAGAGGACAAGGAAAATAATATATCATGACAGTACAAAATTTATACACTCAATATCTAGATGGTAAAATTACCAAACAAAAATTTCTTTACGAAGTTCGCAGAGATCAAAATTTAGATATGATATCACCCAGCAATTCATTTGATGATGTTGTTAGAATACTTAAAAATAAATCTATTATCTCAGAAAAAGCTCATAAAGAATCAACTGGGAAACAAGAAGTAGACATCATAGCTAAAACTATTGATATGGTTAACCCATATGAATATACTAAAGGTATGGAGTATGAATTAGGTATAAGTGATGCACCTGCTACTTCAGGAGATTTATCAGAAGAAAACGTAGCTAAAGCTCAGAAAAAAGTATTAACTAATTTAACTAAAAATCCTAGATATTATACTGAAAAAATGTGTGGTAAAGGAGAAGTAGGCCATGAGTGGGTTGAAGCTACTAAAAAAGAAATTGATAAGATTGGTAAAGGTAAATCTAAAATGATTAGAGAAGGAGCTAGACCTGGTTACCATCCAGATGGTACTCCAAAATCTAATGATGAAATGGATGATGATGAAAGAGAAGCATTTTACAATGATTCAGATTTTTTAGATGAGCATGGTCAATATGCTGATAGAGTAGCAGATGTTAATGCTGATTCATCTCCATTAAAAGAAAGAGAAGAAGCCATTTATGAAAAATATGCTCAAAAATTCAATAAATCTATTGATGAAGTAAAATCTATGGTTCAAGAAGCTATTGCTTTAAAAGATAAAGCAGGTAATATACAATACGCTAAAGATTCAACTGAAGCATCTAATATTGAAAAAACAGCTAAATTAAAAGGTGTAACCCTAACAAAATCACAAGCATAATGAGCAAATCATTATTAATAGAATATTCAATTTTTACCCCTAAAACTACTCAGTTAACTGAGGGAGTTAAAGGGACTAGAAACTTACTTGTTGAAGGTGTAGTTCAAAGAGCTGACTCTAAAAACCAAAATGGTAGAGTTTATCCAAAACATATCCTAGAAAACGAAGTTGAAAAATATATAGCTAGTTCTATAGCTGAAAACAGAGCTTTAGGTGAACTTGATCATCCTGAATCAACAGTAATTAACTTAAAAAATGTATCACATAATATTAAAAAATTATGGTGGGATGGGGATGACTTGATGGGTAAAATAGAAGTATTACCTACTCCATCAGGTAATATATTAAGAGAATTATTTGCTAATAATATTACAGTAGGTATTTCATCTCGTGGTATGGGTTCAGTACAACCATTAGGAGAGGGTACAGTAGAAGTACAAGATGACTTTGAATTACTAGCCTGGGATTTTGTAAGTACTCCAAGTACACAGGGGGCTTTTATGAGACCTGTAGGTTTATCTGAAAGTTATAACCCTAATGTTACTGACATTTCTAAATATGCAAAAGTTAACTCAATAATATCTGATATCATTTGCACTCAAAGTGGAGTTTGTTGTATAAGATAACAATAAGACTTTGAAATTTTTTGTTGGATTTTGTTCTTTTTCAATATTTATTGATAGAATAAAATCCAACCTTTATGCAAACTAAAACCTGTCCTACTTGTAAAATAGAAAAAACTTTAGAAAGTTATAATAAGAATAAAAATCGTAAAGATGGTCTACAACGTGAATGTAGAGAATGTTGTCATTCCTATCATAATAAACATTACCATACTAAAAAATCTCCTCGTTTAAAAGAAAACCTAAAAGAAAATCATAAAGTGTGTACTTCATGTAATCAAGAACTTCATTTTAATATGTTTAATAAACAAAAAGGAGGTAGATTTGGATTAAGTGGAGAATGTAAAACTTGTTTAAGTATAAGAAATAATCAATGGAGAGAAAATGGAGGTAAAGAATGGGAAAATAAATGGGTAAAAAATAAAAAACAAACTGACCCTCAATTTAAACTTAAAACACTACTTAGAGGTAGACTACTTGATGCCTTAAAAAGACACACTAAAGGAGGTAAAGTAAATAAAAACCACTCAGCTTTAACTCTATTAGGATGTAGTATAGATGAATACAAAATATTTCTTGAAAACCAATTTAAACCTGATATGACTTGGAATAATCATGGTAAATTATGGGAAATAGATCATATAATACCCTGCTCTAAATTTGATTTAACCAACCTAGAACAACAAAAACAATGTTTTAATTACCTTAATACTCAACCCTTATACAAATCAGAGAATAGAAGTAAAGGAAATAAATAATTATAATATTTATTATAAAATATAAAATATGGAAAACTTTAACTTTAAAAAATATCTTTCTGAAAGTAAATTATTAAAAGAAGAAATTTCACCTTCTAATATTTTACAAAAATGTATTGAAGATTTAAAAGAACAAATACAATTTGCTATATATGATGAAGGATTAGAAGAATACTCAGATGCCTATTATACTCTTATGAACTTAGTAAATAGATGGGAAAAAGAATTAGTAGAAATGGAAAAATTGCAATAATAAGAAAATTAAAAAATTAAGCGCTTCCTAAAAAGAAGCGCTTTTTTACTTCTTTCACCATATTTATGACCATCCCAATGATAGATTATCCTAATATAATCTCCCTCACAAAATAAATTCTTATATTACTTCCTAATAAGTAATCAAAACAATCAAAAAAAATTTTATGTCAAACAACACTAAAATCTTTAGTGAAGCAATCGCTGAAGCTAAAGCAATTAGAGAAACAGCTATGGCTAACGCCAAACTAGCTCTTGAAGAAGCTTTCGCTCCACGTATTCAAGAAATGATGTCTGATAAATTAGAGGCATTAGCAGAAGAAGAAATGGAAGAAGGTTACGAAAAAGACCTAGACGAAGGTAACATGGAAAACATGGAAGAAATTTCATTAGAAGAATTATTAGCGGAACTAGAAAGTCTTGAAGAAACTGCAGACGCAGACGCTGACGACCAACTAGAAGAAACTGCAGACGCAGACGCTGATGATAAAATGGAAGAAAACACAATCGCTGAAGCATCAGAAGAAGATGAAGTAGGTACTATCTCAGTTGAAGAACTAAAAGATATTATCCGCGACATTATGGCTGACGTTATGGGTGGTGGTGAAGAAGAAGCTGGAGAAGAAGAAGGTGAAGAAGAAGTTGAAGGTGATGAAGAAATGAGCGCCGAAGACGACTTAGAACTTGAAGAAATCTTAGCTGAAATTGAGTCTTTAGAAGAAAGTGACGAAGAAGAAATGGAAGAAGGTTTAAAAGATTTAGCTAAAAAGGCTGGAGAAAAAATCAAATCTACTGTAGGACCTGGAGGTTCAATGGAAAAATGGATTGATAAAACTGGCGAAAAAATGAAAAAAGCTGGAATCGCTAGTCCTTACGGAGCTAACCATCGTATTTCTGAAGAATTAGAAGAAGCAATGAACACTATCGCTACTTTACGTTCTGAATTAAACGAAGTTAATTTATTAAACGCTAAATTACTTTACGTTAATAAGTTATTCAAAGCTAAAAACTTAAACGAATCACAAAAAGTTAAAGTTATTAATGCTTTTGATAGAGCTGAAACAGTAAGAGAAGCTAAAAATGTATTTGATACATTAAGCGAATCTTTATCTACTGAAAAAGCTAAATCACAAATTAAAGAATCATTATCATTTGCTTCAAAAGCTGCTGGTGTAGCTGATAGACAACCTATCGTAGAAGGAAATGATTTTGTAGCAAGAATGCAAAAACTTGCAGGAATTATCTAAAAATTAAAAACAAAAATTCAAAACAATTACACAATGTCAAACTTAGTAAATCAATTACTTGAAACTGCAAACCCATATACATCTTTACAAAAAGATTCAGCTAGATTAGCTGCTAAATGGGGTAAATCAGGTTTATTAGAAGGTATTTCTAATGAAGTTGATAAATCAAACATGGCGATCATTTTAGAGAACCAAGCAAAACAATTAGTAGTAGAAGCAAACCAAACTGGTGGAACAGCAACTTTTACTCCTGGTACAGGCGAGCAATACGCTGCTGTAGCTTTACCATTAGTACGTAAAGTATTCGGTCAAATCGCTGCTAAAGAATTCGTTTCTGTTCAACCAATGAGCTTACCAGCTGGATTAGTATTCTTCTTAGATTTCCAATATGGTGATACAAAAAGACCTTTCACAGATGGTGACTCAATGTACGGTACTCCTTCTGCAAACTTTGGTAACGAAGCTCAAGGTGGTTTATATGGTGCTGGAAGATTCGGTTACTCAGTTAACCAATTCTCAGCTTCTTCAGGTAACTTAGCTTCAGGTTCAGCTATCGCTCCAACAACAAACTTTGCTGATGTAAATTATACAGCAGAATTGTCAGCTTCTATGGCTGCAAGTGAAATTATTAAAGTTGCTGTTCCTACTTCATCAATCGCTGATTTTGACGTAAATGGAATTAGAGCTTTCGTAGCTACTTCAGGATCTACTTTCACAGCTACTAATTTATTATCTGCTTTCACAAAAGTAAACGGAGGTAATATTGAATTCTTCTATACAGGATCTGCTACTAGCATTGGTACTGGAAATAGTGTATTCGTTACTTATTTCAACAAATTAACTAAAGATAACTACAGAGGTGATTTCGAAGATGGAAACTCATACGCTGTTCCAAATGCTGCAGGTGCTGCAATTTCTATCCCAGAAATTGACGTTAAAATGAGATCAGAAGCTATTGTTGCTAAAACAAGAAAATTAAAAGCACAATGGACTCCAGAGTTCTCTCAAGATCTTAACGCTTTCCATTCATTGGATGCTGAAGCAGAATTAACATCTATCTTATCAGAGTATATCTCATTAGAGGTTGACTTAGAAATCTTAGATATGTTAATCCAAAATGTACCAACTAACCAAGTTGAAGTATGGTCTGCAAAAGTAGGTAACCAATTAGTTAATGGTGCTATGCAATCTAACACATCAGGTGTTTATTACACTCAAATGTCTTGGTTCCAAACTTTAGGAATTAAATTACAGAAAATCTCTAACTTAATTCACCAAAGAACTTTAAGAGGTGGTGCTAATTTCATGGTAGTATCTCCAACTGTAGCTACTGTATTAGAATCAATCCCAGGATTTGCTGCTGATACTGATGGTGATGTAACTAAAGCTTCATACGCTTTTGGTGTACAGAAAATTGGTGCTTTAAACTCTCGTTATAAAGTATACAAAAACCCATACATGACAGAAAACACTATCTTAATGGGATTCAGAGGTAACCAATTCTTAGAATCAGGTGCTGTTTATGCTCCATATGTTCCACTTATCATGACTCCATTAGTGATGGATCCAGATACTTTCACTCCAAGAAAAGGTATCATGACTCGTTACGCTAAGAAAATGGTAAGACCAGAATTCTATGGTAAAGTATTAGTTGCAGATTTAAATGTAATCTAATAGTAACGATTCTCAATATTAAAGAGACCTAGCGTAAGCTAGGTCTTTTTTTATATTTATTGTAAATAACTTAAACGTTTCACTATGGCTTCAAACCATCACACCGACGAGGTTTTCAAACCTAAAAGAAAACCTAAAAATCCAATTAAGTTCCAACTCCAACTTAATGAAGAACAAAAACAAGCAAAAGCACTTATTGTAGATAATCCAGTTACTGTACTAAAAGGAATGGCAGGCTCAGGAAAGACACTTGTAGCAGTACAAGCAGCCCTTGATATGCTTTTTAGTAGAGAAGTAGAAAAGATTATTATAACACGTCCTACTGTAGCTAAAGAAGAATTAGGATTTCTACCAGGAGATATTAGAGAAAAAATGGATCCTTGGTTAGCGCCTATTTATCATAATCTTTACATGTTATACGGTAAGGATAAAGTAGATAAAGAGATAGAGTACGGTAATATCGAAATTGTACCATTTGCTTTTATGAGAGGTAGAACATTTGTTGATTCATTTGTTATTGTAGATGAAGCTCAAAATGTTACCCAAGACTAAATGGAAACAGTTTTAGGAAGACTTGGTAAAGGTTCCAAGATGGTAATATGTGGAGACTTAGCCCAAATTGATCTAAAAATAAAAAAAGAAACTGGATTTTCATTTCTAACTAGAATAGAAGAACAAGTACCTGGATTTAAAATTTTTGCTTTAAAACAAAACCATAGACACGAAATTGTTTCTCCAATTTTAAAAGTATACCAGGATTTTAGAGATTAATTGATTTTTACATATTTATATTAAAAATAAAACATGGCTAATTCTCAACTTTGGAATGGAGTAGCAGTATTTGATCAAATCAACTCAACACCTTTCAAATTTTATAATAATGACTTTCAGTTCAGACAAGATGCTATTAAAGTAGCGTCTTTCTGTGCTCAAAGATTAGGTTATCCTTCAATGGATGTTGAAATGGGGGCAGAACAGTTTTTTACTTGTTTTGAAGCAGCTGTTACTACATATGGAAATGAACTTTATTTATACCAAATACGAAATAATTTTATTTCATTAGAAAATAGTTCTAATAATTTCCCTTTAAATAATACTGTAATAAAACCTAACTTAAATAATATAGTTAGGATAGCTCAAGATTATGGGACTGAAGCTGAAGTAGGAGGAACTGTAACTTTACATAAAGGATCTCTAGATTTAATAGAAGGGCAACAAGATTATGATTTAAATGCTTGGACTCAACAAAATTTAGATTTACAATTAGGAGATTCAATTGAAATTAGAAAAGTATTTTATCAAAATACTCCTGCTATTGTAAGATACTTTGACCCATATGCTGGTACAGGATATGGTTCTCAACAATTATTAGACGCTTTTGGATTTGGAAATCAGTCTCCTGCTATTAACTTTATGTTAATGCCTTTAAATTATGATATAGGGGTAATGCAAGCTATTGAATTAAATGATGATATAAGAAAATCTTCATTTTCTTTCCATATAGTAAATAATATGTTAAAAATATTTCCTATACCTACTAGTACTAAAAAATTATTCTTTGAATATTATATAAATTCTGAAAAATCATCAGTAGTTTCTAATCAAGATAGTTTAGGAGGATTAATAACCGATATTTCAAATGTGCCTTATCAAAACCCAATTTACTCTCAAATAAACGCCCCAGGTAGATATTGGATATTTGAGTATACTTTAGCTTTAGCATCTGAAAATTTAGGTTTAATTAGAGGTAAATATTCTACAGTACCTATTCCTGGTGCTGAAACTACGTTAAATCAAGCGGATTTAATAAGTAAAGGTAAAGATTCACAAACCGCGTTGATAGAAAAATTACGTTTAGATTTAGACGAGGCTTCACGTAAAATGCAATTGCAACGTAAAGCTGAAGAAAATGATAATATGCAAAAAGTTTTAGGGAATGTACCATTACCAATTTGGATAGGATAGTATGGCTTATTTTGGACGATCAAGAGATATCAATATGTTCTCTAATATTAATAATGAATTATTAGGGCAAGTAATAGAACAAAAAGTAGGGTATTATCAAGTAGTACTTGATGAAACTCCCTCTAATTTATATGGTGAAAATCAAAATAAAACCTTTAGAGGCCCTGTTTTATTAAATTGTTTACTAGAAAGAGGAAATACAGAATCTTCAAATGATGATTTTGGAGTTGATACTAAAAGAGATCTAACAGTCAGATTATTTAAACCTCATTTAATATCAGCTAATGTAGTACCTGCTATAGGGGACATTATTTTATGGAATGAAGATTATTACGAGATTGATAACGTAAATGAAAATCAATTAATTGTAGGTAAAGACCCTAATTACGCTTATACAGACGCTAATGGAGTACCTGATGCTGGAACTAGTTTATCAATAATATTAACTTGCCATTATACGCGCCCAGAACGTGTTGGCTTAAGAGAAGATAGATTATAATGGATTTTAAACCACGCCCTATAAATAAAAGAGAATTTTTATCTACCCTTTCAGAACCTTATAAACAACCTGAAAGAGAGATACAACCTTACTCTAATCCTAATGAAGTCCCTTCATTAGAAGTAAAACCTGGTCAACCTGAATTTAATAGGTCTTTAGAAACTTCATTAAAAGGGGATGAAACTAAACTTATTAATATAGGGTTAGAAGATCATGATAATACTGTATTATATTACTTGGAAAACGTGATAAAACCAACGGTTATCCAAAATGATAAACAAATAGCAGTACCTATTATATATGGTTCTCCTGAACGTTGGAAATCGATTCAATATGATGGTTTTTATAGGGATAAAAATGGTAAAACTATGATACCATTAATTATGTTTAAAAGAGAATCATTTGAAAAGAATAGAACTTTAGGTAATAAATTAGATGGTAATTTAGTCCATAATGTCCAGTATTTTGAAAAAGGATATTCAAGTCGAAATAATTATGATAATTTTGAAGTTTTAAGAAATCAAAAACCTCAAAAAGAATATATTTTAGGTATTATACCTGATTACATAACTATTACTTATAAATTATCTATATTTACTGATTATACAACCCAAATGAATAAGATAATAGAGGCATTAGAATTCGCATCAGATTCATATTGGGGAGACCCAGAAAGGTTTTTATTTAGAGCTTCAATCACTTCTTTTCCTACTCCAGTTTTATTAGAGAATGGAGAAGATAGAGCTAATAAAAGTGAATTAACTCTAACTTTACAGGGATATATTATACCTAATACAATAAATGTTGCTCAAGCTGGACCAAGTCCCAAAGCTTATAATAAAACTAAAGTAATAATTAAAGAAAATATAAAATAATGGCAGCGGGAGTATATAACTTTATTATAGAACAAGGAACAACAGTAGACTTTAAAATACAATATAAAGACTCTAATGGAGCTCCTATTAATTTATCAGAATATAAAGGTGCGATGCAGATTAGAAGTAATTTTGCAGATAATAGCCCAAAAACCTTTCTTACTCTAACTGATGATTTAAATCCTGATGGTACTGGGTTGAATTTTGAAAGTGGAAGTTTAGGTTATATTGGTATTTATATATCTTCTTGTACTTCTTCATTATTGAATTTTAATACTGCTAGATATGATTTAGAAATTTATAGTGGTAGTTTAGAAAATTGCCCTACAATTGCAAGAATATTAGAAGGAAGTATAGGATTAAGTAGAGAAACAACTAGAATATAATGGATCAAATAGCAGTTCAAAATAATATTAATATAGTTGATATTAATACTAAAACCAATCAAGTTTTAGTAAATGATCTTACTTTATCTAATATTATAGCTATAGATAATACTATAATTGAAACTATAGAGATATTAACACCTGGTCCTCAAGGTCCTCCAGGTGATCCTAGTATACTAACTGGTTCATTTGTTAATATAGAAACATTTAATTTATTCACTTCTTCTTATAATACAGGTTCATTCACAGGTTCCTTTATAGGAGATGGTAGTGGTTTAACTGGTATAAATGGTTCTAAATGGACAAGTTCTTTTGATGGAAGTATTAGTAGGGATTCTAATGTAGAAATTACTGGTTCTTTACTATTAAATTTTGATGGGATAGAAAACTATTTTTCAATAGCTATAGCTGGAGAAGAAAAATTAAAAGTAAATGAACAAGGGGTATTACAATTAATATCTCAATCAGTAACTCCAAATCCCATACCAGGAGGAATATTTTACAGTGGAAGTAATGAATTTTTTCTAGGTTTTGAAGTTTAATAATATTTATTAACATAAAATAAAAATAACATTTATTAACATAAAATAAAAATAACATGGCAACTTGGAAAAAGGTCGTAGTATCCGGGAGTAACATCTCTCAATTAAATAACGACGCAGGGTACTTAACCTCAAATACCTTAGTATTACCCAAAGCATTTAGTACTGCTTCTTTTAACGGTACTAACTTATTAGCAGATTCTCCTTCAGGGAGTTTAACTTTTGCTTCTTCATCAGGGCGGGGTTTAACCATCTCAGCTAATGCCGGTACAGATACTCTAACTTTCGGACTATCCTCAATACCTAATAGTAGTTTAGCAAATTCATCTATAACCGTCACTGCAGGTTCGGGATTAACAGGAGGAGGATCAGTATCATTAGGAGGAACTACTACAGTCAATGTAGGAGCTGGTACCCATATCACAGTTAATGCTGATGATATAGCAGTTAATACAGCAACTTTAGTTCCTGCTATAACAGGATCAATCCTTACAGGAATATCAGGATCAATTTATACAGGAGTAAGCGGGGATATTACAATTACTTCAGCAGGTGTAGCAACTATAGCTGCTAATTCTGTAGCTTTAGGAACTGATACAACAGGTAACTATGTAGCCACTTTAGGAGCAGGAACAGGTGTTACAATTGGATCGAATACTGGAGAGGGATCTACACCTACAATTGCTGTAAATTACGGTTCAACAGCAAATACTGCAGTACAGGGTAACACAAATATTACAATCAACGGTACATCTAATGAAATTGAAATAACAGGAACCGCTGCACAAGCATTAGGAGGAGGTCCTACTTACACAATCGGATTACCTAACGATGTTACAATTGGGAATAACTTAACCGTAGCAGGAAACCTGTATGTAAATGGTACGACCACTACAATTAATACAACAGATTTATACGTAGAAGATAAATTTATCACTTTAGCATCAGGATCAGCAGCAGCAGGGGACGGAGGTATTATTATAGATAGAGGATCAGATGTAGCAGGTAATATTGCTTTTGGATTCGATAGTGCAACAGATAGATGGGGATTCCAAAATGGACTAACAGATGCAACAAATGATATCACAATTGGAACTGATGGAAATAGCGCATTTGTAGGGTATGTATTTACGGAAGCAGCACACACAGCAGCACCTACAGCAGGAGAGTTTGTACAAGCAGGAGCAATCTACACATCAACAGCAGGAGATATTTTCATATATTCATAATAGTTACTACAAAAAAAAAGTTATATGGGTTTAATAGATAAAATAAAGCCTCAACAGAAACAAGAAGTTGAGAGTTTAACAGCAGAGGAATTAAAGTTCTTACTCTCAAAATTAAGAACAGCAACATATACAGGACATGAATTTGAAATGTTCTACAACATCTGGGTAAAGATTTCAAAAGAATTAGAAAATCTAGAAAAATAAACAAGAGCCTTCGGGCTCTTTTTTGTTAGTTGAATCTCTAAAAAAAAGTTTATAACTTAAAAAGAAAAACATTATGGATTTATTTACAATAGAAAATCTTTCATTAGACGAAATATCAGTATTAAGACAGTCTTTAAACGTTATCGAGATCAAAGGATCTTCTGCTCAATTTATTGCCAATCTTCAAATCAAATTAGATAACGAAATCAACCAAATAAGATCCCTTCTTTTAGAAGAAGAAAAGAAGAAACAGGCAGGAATTGCTAAAATAGAAAAAGACGTTAAAGCTAATTCTTAACATATTTATAGTATATAATATAGGCCCGAAAGGGAAGTGGGCGGTACACATCTACCGTAACCAACCGTAATTAGACCATAAAATGCCGAATTGGAAGAAAGTCGTAGTGTCTGGCTCAGATACTGCATTAAACACTCTTAATGTTACAACCGCATTCACTGCAAGCGGTTTAAATTATCCTACAACAGATAACGGAGAAGAATCATTCCTTCAAACAGATGGAAGTGGTGTTTTATCATTTCAATATGTTAAAACCATATACGAAGAAATTTATAATGGAGAAGATAAAAAAATAGTAAAAGGTACCCCACTATACGTTTCAGGATCAGTAGGAGCGGCATCAGTAGTTTATAGAGCAGATGCAGGTAACGCTTCTAAAATGCCTGTTATTTACATTTCAGCAGATAACATAGCCTCAGGAGCAACAGGTAGAGGTATAGCATTAGGTCTAATTACAGGAGTAAACACAACAGGATACCCACCAGGTACAGAAATTTATGTAGCGGTTGGAGGAGGATGGACATCAACTCGTCCAACAGGTTCAGCCATTGTTCAAACTTTAGGATATGTAACCAAGGAAGGAGCAGGAGGACAAGGAGTAGTACTAAATCCAGGTCCAAACTCATTACCAAATCTACCATCAGGAAGTATATGGGTAGGTAATTCAAATAGTATACCAGTAGCAGTACCAACTTCATCTTTAAGTGTAGCAAGTGCTTCATTTGCTCAAACAGCTTCCTTTACAACTGCAGTAACAGGTACTACAAATTATATTTCTAAATTCACAGGAACTAATACATTAGGTAATAGTCAGATTTTTGATAATGGAACTAATGTAGGTATAGGGACAACAAGTCCTTCAACAAAACTTGATTTAGTTGGATCTGATCCAGGGATAAGACAAAGTGTTGAACGTACATCAGGTGGTGTAGCTTTTTCAATGTTTAATCTTAATGCTAAGAATACAACATCTGGTTTAAGTACGTCATTTGGAAGTATCGGTGTATATGGAAATTTAAATGTTGGCCCAACTCCTCCCTCTGTAGGTTATATTTATATGGGAGCTGATTCAACGACTGCTTATAACGATAATACGTTTAGATTATATCCAGGTAAAATAGCAAATTTTCAAGGAAATGTAGGTATTGGTAATACATCACCTACTCAAAAGTTAGATGTTACTGGTAACATTAAAATAAGTAACAATAATTCGTTAATGTTTAGAAATGCTGCTAATAATGCAGATATTTCAATTATACAGTTAACAAATACTAACCAATTAAACCTTGGTACAACATCTAGTTCTGTTCCTTCTGTAATAGCATTACATACAAATTCAACAGAACGTATGCGTATCACTTCAGGCGGTGAGATACTAATTGGCGGAACTTTCAACCCTTACCCTGCTTCGAATAGAGGTAACATTACTTTAAACGGTTCTTCTTCAAATATTATAACATTTACAAATAATTCATTAGTTAGAGGGTATCTCTATCATGATGATAATAATTTTGAAATACTAAACAACGTAAATGTTGGAGCAATAATTAGTTATACCCAAAGCAATGAACGTATGCGTATCACAGCAGGCGGTAACGTTGGTATTGGAACTAGTAGTCCTACTGCTAAATTACACGTAGAAGGAAGTTTTATATCAAATTCACCAGAAGCTAATTTTTCAGTTGGTTCAACAAACCTGATTCAAGCCTCAGTAACAAGTACTACACATGGTACAGGTGCAGGATTTGAGTTAATAAATAATTCTGCTGCTTTTGGGTTTAATCCTTTTGGTGATCTTAGAGGTGTTAGAGCTGATTATGATAATGGTGTTTGGTTCGTAAATGAGTCTGGAGGTAAATTAGGACTACAACCTGTGGATAACAACTTATTTAGCGAAGGGAACATTATACAGAAAGCGGATGCGCCATCGAATAAAGCAGAACCGGTTGCATGGATAAAAATATACAATAATGATAATTCAAGTTTTTATTTCATGCCAGTATACCAATAATAATAATAATAATAA